AGCCCTGGCGCTGGAGTGCCTGAACCTCTAGGCGCTGAGCGGCTGGCGCGGAGTAGATGGCCTTGCGGATCTGCGCGCAGGCTTGGTGCCGGCGAGTGGTGCGGCTGGTACCGCAGATTTCGCAGAGATTCCGGCAGTCAAGGCCGCCCTCGTGCAGGCGGCCGGTTCCGATAGAGGTACTCATGCGCTGGCTCTCCCGCGCGCTGACTTCCAGTCGAAGCCGACAGCAATACCGCCGCCTTCGCGCAGACGATCCACGCAGCGCTCGCCCAAGGCTCCGGACAGTTCGCCGGCTGGCAGGTTGGAGATCACGACGGTGGGAAGCTGCTCCTCGTACCGGCCGTTGATGATGTTGAACAGGGTGGCAAGCTCGAACTCGGTCGGCTTGGTCGCGCCAACTTCGTCGATGATCAGCAGGCTCGGCTTCGTGTACGCGGCGAAGGCGTCAGCCTCGCTGTACTCGCTATCGCGGTCGTAGCTGCCCTTGATGTGCTGCAGGATACCGCCAACGGTGCGGTAGACGGCCGTGGCGGTCGTCGTGCGCATGATGTGGTTGGCGATGGCGGTGGCCAGGTGCGTCTTTCCCGTGCCGACGTTGCCCAGCAGCAGAAGGCAGCGGCCCGCCTCGAAGTGCTCGGCGAAGTTCTCGGCGTAGCCTCGGCAGATACTCAGCGCCTTGACCTGCTTCGGCTCGGTGGCGATGTAGCTCTCAAACGTGCGATCACGGAAACGGGCCGGGATCAGCGCGGCGCCGAGCTTGTTAGCCAGGCGGTCGGCGGCGATCTTCGCCATCAACGCCTTCTGGTCTTCTGCATCCTTCTCGCGCTGGAGGATCTCGGCGCACACCGGGCAGCCACTCGGGCCTTCCTTGTGCTTGCTGATGATTGCAGCGTACTCGCCGTGCTGATCGCAGATGGCCAGCTCCTTGGCGACGATGCCGAACTTCGCCTCCAGCGGAGCGACGGTCAGGTTCAATGCGTTAGAAGCCATAGGTGCCATCCTCCCGCTGTACCAGGCCGGCGCTGTAGTCGCGCTGATCAAACCCGCTGTGACGCGAAGCGCCCGGGAACTGGTGGACGTTGCCAGCCGGCTTCACTTCGTCATTCCAGCGCTTCCCGTTGAGCCAGGTTGCGGCGTGCGGGATGAACTGCCCTTCGTCCTTCAGCCAGCTCTGGCAGGTGCAGTGCTTGGCCAGAGACTCGAGGATCTGAGCCAGCAGCTCAGCATTGGGATTGATCTTCGCGAAGGCCTTGCGGGCGTTGTCCTTGGCGGTCTTGCGCGGGTACAGCTTCCAGAAGGTTTCGAATGCAGCCTCAGTGTCAGCTTTTTGAGGCCCTGATTCGGCCTGCTGCTCTTCCTCCACGACCTCATCGTTCTCGGCAGGCAGAGTGCTCGGCGCTTCGCGGCGGTGCGGGTTCTGGTGCTTCGCCCACTTCACGATCTGGATGATCTTTTTGCCGGCGCGCTCATAGCGGCTGATGAAGCCGTATGCGGCCAGGCCTTCCAGCATCTGCTCGACTTCAACGTCGTCAGCCGGAAAGAGTGCGTTCTTCAGCTTCTTCGGACGGTCTTCGAGGCGACCTTCCTTGTCGGCTTCAGTCCAGAGGCCGATGAAGAACAGGCGAGTGGCGAAGTCGAGCTCCTGCAGGTCTTCGTTCTGGAAGAACCCAGGCTTGATATTTCGGGAACGAGCCATCACGCGGCACCTCGGAGAGCTTTGTCGTGGGTGAACAAACCGTCCCAGGTCTTCTTCATCGGAAGCTCGCTGTTCAGGTACATGTCATAAAGGCGAATGGCGCCCTTCTTCAGCAGAACCGGCGTAAACGCCGTGAACGGCTCGGAGCCGTGCGGGGTGATGGTTGCCTGATGCTCGGTGAGGTAACGGTCACGAGCGTAGGAAGCGGCGCGCCAGCGGGTACTGTGCTTGCTCTCGTTGAAGAGCCAGTTGCGGCTCTCAAGGAAGCTGCAGACCTGCATGACGTTGACCCCATTGAGGCCCTTGCAGAACTGCGGGATGGTCATGCCTTCGTGGAACAGGTTCTCCATCGCGCCAATCTTCTCGGCCTGCTTCTGGTTGCTGGCCAGTAGCACGACGTTCTGCTCAGCGAGGTCCGCTGCCAGGCGAAGCGCCTCCGGTAGCGTCTGAGGAATCGCAGGTGCCGAGGCCATCTGCTCCAGTTCGTGCAGACGGAGAATCACCTTGTGGCGCAGCTTGATGCTGTAGCCGGTGATCAGGGTTTCGGTGAGTTCGCGGTCAAGGTGATACTCGACCTGCTCGCGGCTCCTTGAGTCCAGATAGATGCCCCCAAAACTGGGGATATCTTTTTCCAGCTCGGTGAGCATTTTTTCGATGTCGCGCTTTACGTGGTCGTGACGCTTCCCGGTGAGCTCGGCGATTTCGCGGCTGCTCATGGTAAGGGTCTTGCCAGCTGGTATTAGGTTCTGCATAATTGACTCCGACTTCAGTTGTTGCTGTTGAGAAACCCGGTCTTCCCACCGGGTTTTTTATTGCCCATTTTTCGGCCCCTTTTCAGGGCCTGCCCTCCTCCGAAACGGCTGCACCTTTCCGGTATTGCCTTTCGGCTCAGTGATCTTCCGCAGTTGATCCCTGATCAGTTCGCCGCCCAGGTCTTCTGGCGACTTGCCTTCCTGCCTTGCTAGCTCATGCAATGCGCGCTGGTAGCGCTCATCGAGAGCGACTTCTTGTTCAGCCATGAGGCCCCCTTTGAGGCCTTCAGGCCATCTGCTCTGCTTCGGTATCCTCAAGACGAGAAAGCATGTCCCGCAGGCTGGCTTCCAATAGCTCGCGAGCCAGTACGGCTTTCTGGGTGCGATGGAATTTCGCCAACGACTGAAGAAGCTCGTCGGTGTCCTCGTCGAGGCGGACCTTCGTGATGTGGTCACGCAGATGCTTGGGGTCGTGGTACATGGTCGATTTCCTTTTCTGGTTACGCCGCACGCTTGGCTTGGGATGGAAACGGCTTGAGTTCTTGAGCCGTCATGGAGCCATCGCGATTCACGGTCACAACGATCTCCCGCTCTGCATTCAGGGCCTTGCTGATGGCCGCCGGGCTGACGCCCAAAGCCTTCGCTACGGCTGCCTGACCCTTCTCGGCAACGAGGTCTGGCAATGGTTTTTTCTTCATTCCGGCATCTCTATTTGGTGAACCTGAGCAAATCTTAACCGCCGGTTAGGAAGATTGCAACACCGCCGGTTGGCGCGAGAAATTAACGAACGGTTTAAATTGCGCGCATGAGCAGAAAGAAAGAGTTGTCGCCAGAACAGAGGGCCGAGTGCGAAGCGGCCAAAGCCCTGTTCATGTCGAAGAAAGGCTCCCTCGGGCTGACGCAGGCAAAGCTGGCCGATGCCGCAGAGATATCTCCGGCCGCCGTCGCCATGTACCTGAACGGCACCAATCCGCTGAATGCTAGGTTCGCGTCGGTCCTGAGCATCATGATCGATGAGCCCGTTGATAGATTCAGCCCACGACTGGCGGCCGAGCTTTCATCCATGGCGCAGGCTGCGAAGAGCAGCTACCAGATCCAAGGCACCGCCCATGACCTGAAGGTCAGCGAGCGGTCCACAGGGCCAGGGCACTCCCCCAGCGAGGACGACTACGCATTGATACCGCAGTACGATGCCCGCGGCGCCTGCGGAGACGGCGCACTCAACGATCACGTCGAAGTTAATGGCGGTCTAGCCTTCAAGCGCGACTGGCTACGCCGCATGGGCGCAAAGCCACAGCATCTGTTCGTCATCTACGCCAGCGGCAGCAGCATGGAGCCGTTCATATTCGACGGTGACGTAGTGCTGTTCGACAGCTCCGACACGGAGCCGCGAGACCGCCAGGTGTACGCGATCCGGCGACCAGACGGCAGCTTGAGCATCAAGCGACTGTCGCAGCAAATATCAGGGAACTGGCTCATCCGCAGTGACAACCAGGACAAGACTCGTTACCCAGACGAGGAAGTATCGCCCGCCTCAATGCACGACATTCCGATCGTCGGGCGCGTCATCTGGCGCGGCGGCGCGCTCGGCTGACATAGCCGCAAACCCTTCTATTCCGCCACTTCCAGCCAATGTACGGGCCTAGGCATGTCCTAGGCCATGTCGAGCCCGGCTGATTCCTGATTCCTGATTCCTGATTCCTGATTCCTGATTCCTGATTCCTGATTCCCTCAAGAGGGCCTCGGCGGAGCCTCGGGGCGGATTTCGTTCGCCTATCGAAAAAATATTAACCGGCGGTGTTGACACGCAAACTACCGGCGGTTAATGTTCACCCATCGACGCAGCAGCACCGCGTCAGGGCCTGAAAAGCCAACGCTCTTTCACAACTCAAGATCAGCGCGGCGGGGTCCCGAAAGGTACAGCGCGCTCACCAAATTCCCCGCCCCATGCCAGCTCTGGAACTGGCCGTGGCTCCACAT